GTGGCAGTGGTAATACCACCAGCACCTGCAAAGCGCAGTGTTTCACCATTGCTGATCACTCGCTGTGTGGAGTCATCGCCTGCCACGCTGAATTCATAATTGCTGGTGCTGACAACACCACCTCCGCCACCTGAGGGAACTGGTCCCCACGTGACTTCTTTGTTTGCGGGATTGTAATATACTACCTGTGGTCCAGTGACTTCCCTAATTGGATCAACATAGAAACCAGCTGCTGCACCGTTGAGTGGGGCACCGCTGGCATTGATAATAATTGAGTTAGCAGGTTGATTGGTTTGCCCAGCCTGCTGACCAATGGCCACTGAGTAGGCACCTTGCGTGATATAACCAGCATAGATGCCAATGGCCACTGCTTGGGTGCCTTGTCCAGTCCAACCAGCACTACTACCAACAGCCACTGCTCCATAGCCTTGTGAGATTTCGCCGGCTTCCTGACCAACTGCTACACCATAAAGACCTTGTGAAGTGTTGCCAGCAATCTCACCAATGGCCACTGCATAAAGGCCTTGATTGGTTAAACCAGCATTCGAACCTAATGCTATTTTAGTTTCAGATGTTCTTAAACTTGAAGTTGCAACAGGACCAACTACCGTACCAGTGGCACCGTTTATGACCAGGGTTGATGTGTCTGAAAATACAGAACCTTTCAAGTAGGTCACATCAAATGTGATACTATCGCTGACTGCGTTTGTGGTTAATTGTATACCTTCACCTGCTACCAACACCAAGGTGTCTGTGGTGTTATCGGCTAGTACAGATGCCTGACCGCTGATTGCAATCGAAGTAAATCCAAATCTTGTGTTGGTGACAACTACTGTACCGGTACTTTGATTAATTGAAATCCCATCTCCTGCCGATATAGCAGTGACGCCAGTGTTGGACAATGTAATAGAGCCTGTGGCTGCACTAGCACTCAAGCCAACACCAGATACCGCAAAGCTGGTCACACCTGAGTTGGTAAATGTAATTGAGTCAGCACCAGCATTAGTAGTGATACTGACACCAGTACCATTGACCAAAGTCAGGGTATCTGTCGGAAGTTCAGCCACCACATTAGATTGACCACTGACTGCAACAGTTTGGAATATGTTCTGAGGCACACTGGGAGCTGCATTTGTTATACGCACTGTGCCAGGTGTGCTGGTGTCAAGGGTAATACCCGATCCCGGGTCAGTGATCACACTGACTATACCGGTATTGGCAATAGTAATGTTGCCAGTTGCTCCGCTAACACTGATACCATAGCCTGCAATAGTCGACAATACACCTGCATTGGTAATTGTTACATTGCCTGTGGCACCGCTCACAGTGATACCTGTGCCAGCAGCATTGGTTAACACGCCGCTGTTGGCTATGGTCAGGGTGTCTGTGCCGGCTGTAGTGGTCAAAGCAATGCCTGTGCTGGCCGCAATGGTTAGTGTATCAGTTCCGGTATCTGCCACAATATTGGCCTGGCCGGCCACAGCAATGGTTTTGAAATAGTTTTCGTCCAGAGCCAAACTACCAATGGTAGATCCCGCAGGTAGATTCACTGCACCCGCAGTTGATGTGATCACCGCTGTGCCTAAATGTATGGAACTGCCACTGAGGTAAATGTCTCTCCAACGTTTGGTTGGTGATCCTAAATCGTACGTTTCGTTGGTGCTGGGTATTACATTGGTGCTCAGTGAAGTTAAATCAACAGCACCACCGCCACCAACACTTAGATAAAGTTCAGTAAAGTTGTCATTTATTCGATTAAATGCTTCGTCAACCGTGCTCCATATTATGGGCGCCGAATTTGAATATATTATTTGTCTAGACATTATGTTCTTCCTACGGCAACTTCAACAGTGCCAATATGATCTGAATCGTAATCAACTAGGGATTTTCCTATGATCGTGCCAGCCTTGACATCACCTGTTGCGGATATTCCCACACCTGGTATATTGGATGTCACTATCAAATCTCCTTTCTTGATCTTGCCAACCACTCTACACGGCACACGACCTTGCAGTGCTATGAGATTTTTATGTCCAGGGCAAGCACCATTCATGGTATAGCCAGCTGTGTCGCTGACCACTCCTGCAACTCTATGATCGCCATAGTTCTGAGACACAGTAACTTCTTTGTCTCCTCCAAATATCAACACAGTGCCCACTGCATATTCTCGGTCTCCTTCGTAGTATTCTGCAAGGTCCGCAGAATAAGTTGACTGCAATTTACTGCCCGCAGTCAAGGTCCAGTTACCTGTTATGGTTCCTCCAGTGCCGGCTGCTCCTGTGGTAATCACGGGGGTAGTAATTGATCCCACAGTGATAGGCGCATTGCTGAGTCCGTTGTAGGTTCTAAACACATGAGAATCATTGTCATAGAACGTGCGTTTGTCTGTGGCCACTGAGCCATCACCGATCAATATGCCAACGTTGTTGGAAAATCCATACAGTTGAGTATATCCACCTGTTGCAGTGGCAGTGGTATCAAGTATGGTTTTTGTGTCAACGATCAACTTTTCCATGCTGATGAATCTACCAGCAAAGTCTGCATTGCTATCACGCTTGACCAATGTACTGGCAGTGGCAGCTGTGGCTTCATCAATCACAGCATAGTCACCATCGTTGGTAGTGGTAAATCCAATTCTGCGCAGGTATCCAGTTGAGGTGTTGTACTGCGATTTTTTAATTGCACCACCGTCACTGACCACTGTGCTGAACAGTACCGCTGCCACGTTGGCAGTGGCCAGAAGTGAATTACCTAATACTGTTTTAGTTGCTATCTGTGGAAGGTCTACTAAGTTAATACCATTGTCTTTTATTGTAACCCAACCATCAGTGACATCAAACTGCGCACTATCAAAACTGGATACGCCTTTTTCTGCCTGTGTGATACTTGTGGCATCAACTCTGGTAGTGGCCGATGTCAATACCAATTTGCTCTGCACTATACCAGCAGCACTATTGATGTCTGCATTCACAATCACATTGGGATTGATCTGGGCATCCACTGTATTGGCCGTAGAGTCAATGCTGAGACTGATGTCTCCTACCATGGTACTGTTTTGGGCAAAATCACCTGCACCAGTAAAGGTCAAAATGTCAGCACTCTTACCGGCAGTAACTGCTACGTCACTTAGATTGTTCAGTGTCAACGTTTGAAGATTCACAGCATCTGTGGGGTTCACCGGATTGGCCAGATTGAAAATCTTAAACAAGCCTAGATCCATATCAGCTTTCATGGCCAGTTGACCGTCTAATGCCATGAAACCGCCGCTGAATGCTGGAATCACACTGCCAGCAACAACAGTGGCACCAGTATGACTTATGCCCAGTCTACGATCAATATAGCCTCTGACAGCATTTTCTGTTGGCACAGTGTCTGTGGCGTTGTCTGCAAATGAACTGTCAGTGGAAAATTCACTAACTGGTACGCCCCGTTTGAAACCAAGACCATCCAGGTTACTCAGTGCAATGGAGGCTGCAAAGGTCACTGTACCAGTACCTTGGTCAACACGGAAATATGGACCAACGGAGAAATTACCAAATTGGTCAGTGGTTACATAAAATACCCGACCCACATCACGTTCCTGTGTTTCTGAATCAGGATCCAGTGCATTCACAGGTGGACCAAAAATTTCATTGGGATAATTGGTATCTGCATAAGATCCAGTACCAATCTCTAACAGATCATGTGATGTCACACGAGTCAATGAAATTCTAATAGTCAGTGTGCCAGATTCATCTTTGGGCACAGCAGCTTTGAGTGTTGGCAGATTGGTAAAATAAATCACTGAGCTAACCAACGGAGTGTTTAGAGTCAGTAGCCCATAGTTATCACCGGTTATAAATTCATTTTGATAGGCCTGTACAGTGTACACCACCCCTTTAAACACCAGTTTGGTACCAAGCAGTCTTCCTTCATCGGCGCTGCTGATTGGAACCACTGCCACGGTGCTGTCACCGACTCTACCTATGACCTTGCCCACTCTCTGGACACCACTCTGCGTGCCTGTGGTTTCTAGCGCAATGGAAATAGCAGTGGCCACATCAGTGATGGTAAATGAGTTAACATCTATCACGGTCTTGACAAAGTACAGTCTATTGGTCAACATGCCGCCGGGCAATGCGCCTGAGGTAATAAATCTTACCACATCACCACCAGTGAAACCATGCAATGCCAGAGTTACCACAGCAGGATTGGCTATTGTGATAGTACATGTGGCTGCTGAAGACACAAACGGCTGTTGCGGATACAGTGAAAGATCCACATAGTTGTAGTTTTCTCTTAGAGTGGTTTGCGCCAATCCAAACACAATGTAGGTGTGTGTACCGCTTTGACTGCCCGAAGTGTTAATAGCCGTGCCACGTTTAGTTGCGGACAGTCTAAACGTATTGGCAGTGAATCCATCTGACTGCACAAAATAAGTCTCACCAGCAACAAGTCCTGTTGGGAGTGCGCCCGTAGTGGCCAATGTGATTTGATAGCCAGGTTGGAGACCATGTGCTGCTCTGGTAATAATAGCCGGCGTGCCTAGACTCACGGTAAACGTTCTTGCCCCCACACTATCAGCATAGGCTTCAAATTGCAGCACTCGATAAACTTCAGGAGACTCAGCAAGTACTAGACCAGTACTTGGTCGAACAGCAACATCAACAGCATTACCAGTTAAGACCACTGTGCTGTTTTGTCTAATGGTTAATAGAGTGCCGTTGGTAATTACTGCTGCAATACCGTCTACGCCTACACCTTCCGAACTACGTAGGCTCAGTCTTGCCACTCCCGCAGGCAGACTCGAATCTGTGGAAACTCCTGTGATAGGATATCTGTAGATATCCCCAAGTCCGTGATCAACTTCCAGTTCACCATTTGGCAATGGAGGATGTGTATAATTAGTTACAAATAGTGATAATCCGCCTACGGTGTTGGCATATGAGCCCGATGGAAAATAACATTCTGCGCCCTGTGCTAGATCATAGTACAAGGTCACTGGTGTGGGCACTTCTAATGGATCACTGCCTTCTGCCACCAACGCAAAATTGCCATGCGCACTAGAGCCGCCAATTGATCGAATCTGCCCACCACCTATGGAATAATATGATATGTGGCAGTAGTAGGTAAACATGCTCACGCACTCTGCTAAACCGCCGTTGTTGACCACAATGCCATAACCAAGGTCATTGATCTGCGTGAAGTCGTTGCTCAACATTGATCTGTTACCTGGCATCAGTACTTCATAGACGTTGGCATTTTCATTGATAAATGCTATCACTGAATCTTGCACAAGAGTCTTATTTGTCACAATGGTGCTACGTGCAGACACACCTGCTGCCAAATAGGCATAGGCGGTCAAGTCGGGCAGTGTTTCTGCTGCGGCCGAGCCAACTCCGCCAGTGAGTATGGCACTTACGTTGGTAAACAGTGTTTCTATAACTGCTTGAATAGCAGCATCGCTGGGTGTGCCAGTGACTCGGGTTGTGGCCGAATAAGATATTGCAGGTGCAAGGTTAAGTATTACCTGTTTGGCCAAATATTTGGCATGATCAATACCCGCGGCTGTTGCTGCCTGTATCAGCACAGGTATCTGTAGAGCCACAGCATCACCTACTCCGTCCCAATATTTCAAGCCTATTTTACGTGTTTCACTGTTACCACCATAGATGATGTCATAAATCAATGATTCAATGGCATATTCTATGTCTCTTGCAAAGTCATTAAAGGTCAGTGCTGGATATGTTGTGCCAAGATACCCCACTGCTTGATCTACAATATAAGTGATATTGGCCTGCAACAATGTTTTGGCATTGGCTCTATTAGCTGCCAAACTTGGAGGAGAAGTAAAACTCAGTGCAGGAGCAAATATGCCGCCCTCTCTTACTATGTTGGCTATGATTATTTTACTGCTGGCTACCACTGCTTGTGCTGTGGGATAAAGTTCAAGATAGGTGCTGGCATCATCGTGAGCCTGTTCAATGGCTCTTACTGTGAGATCTAATTGATCATTGATTACTACCGCAGCACTGGCCAGTCTGTATGTGAGTCCAGAACGTCTAGCATGATAGTTGGTGCTGAACACTACGTCATAGCCGACTCCATCGAGAATCAACCCCACATCTCTTCGACATATGGCTTCATTGTAATTGAACAGTGCAAATGGCCACGGTGTGGTCTCATCCATGACAAATGACGCAGTTGATCCTGCCACATTGAATGTGTAGTCTCTCACATAGTTAATTCTGTAGATTGTATCGTCAACGATAAACGAGCCAGGCAGTTGAGGTAAACGTGCTAGATTTCCGACACGTAAAAATGTGTTTGAGTCTTTGCTCAGTAGTTTGAATTTCAAGTTGCCAGTGAAACCGTCGATGTATTGCCCGCCGGCAAATGTTTGTCTACCTGTGCTGCGAGAGAATGATGCACATTCCTGTGCATATGGAGATTTGGCCAGTATCTGTCCTTCTGGGTCAAGCACCATGGCAAATCCACCGTGACCTTGAAAGGTGATAGCCTGTATTCTAGTTGCGTCATTGCACAGCAGCACATCCATTTCATTGTTGTTTTTGGGCAAGTTGACATTGCTGCTGCCCACGCCATCGAGAATATCTATCACAGCGTCAAACAAGGCACCTAATACGCCTCCTATACTGACAGCATTGCCACCTGAAGTGTATGTGCCAAAGGCAGCGCCATTGACAGGAATGGTTAGTAGAGCGTCGCTGTATATGTAAAAACTTGTGGAATTAATCACGTCTACATAGTAGTCATTGCCGTTTATCTGTGTGGCGCCTCCAACGGTGCTGATCAGTATTTGATCGCCGTCTACCAATCCATGGGCAGTGCCAGTGGTGATGGCCATGGGACTGGCATTGGTAACACCTGTGATATTGAATGAAGTTCCGGTGGTTCCGGTTTCAGCCACGTAGGCACCGTCTACTATTTGAAGGTAGGCATCTTGGAAAAGTTCCTGTATGGGTACGTTCCTAACTACTAGTTGAGCCAATGTTCCTACTCTGCCTATGGCCGCAAGGGTTTGAGATCCCTGAGCACCAATTGCAATCAACCCACTGGCAGATCCAAAGTACTTCAATGCCGCAGATATTGTTCTATTAGCACCTCCGTACTTCAGGTCAAATATCATGGCATCTAGCAGTAGTCCGATATCTCTTTCACAGAGATCACTGTCGTATAAAAAACTAGCAGTGAATGGTGAAGTTTCGTTGAAAATTTGATCAGTGATCCAAGCTATGACTTCTTTTTGTATAAAGGATCTGTTCAAAGTCAACAATTGTGCTGCCGCTCTATAGAATCCTCTATTGTTAATTAATGGATACACAGGTTCATCTGTGCCCTGTAGATAGTGATAACCAAATAGTCTATCAGTCAATGTGATCAGATCAGTGCCTATCACTCCCACAGTGAGGTCTCTTCTGAAATACAAGAAAGCCCACGGGCTAGAACTTATACCAGGTTTTGGTCTTATGATACAGCGTCTGAATTCATCACCAACTATGGAGACATTGGCAGGCAGTCTCAGGGGTAGATTTTCTTCGTAGACTCCACTTTCAACTAGAACACTCAGTTGTACATTTTTTTGTACATCACCATATGATAGAACCTCACCAATTTGGAATGTACCAAATCTGAGATCAACGTCAAAAATTTCATCTCCTGCTGAGTCCAGGCTGCCTGTGTGGCCAAGTATCTGAGCCAAGGCTCCCGATGATTCGCCTCGTAGGAAAAGACCCTCTCGTATATCTCTGCTCCTAATAGCACTGGGAGTTGATGTAGTGTAGTCTCCGGTAAAGTCTGTGCGATAGCCTCCGGTTTCTATGAAAAATCTAGGAAGAGATACAGTGACCACTGGCTGGCTGGTGAACCCAGATCCTTGATCTGTGACTGTGATGCTGATCACACTGCCACCTACCACGTCGGCAGTACCAAACGCTCCTGCGCCTCCACCACCTGATATTCTAACAGATGCCAGACCAAATCCGCTGCCACCACTGTTTACTACCACGTTGTTGACCTTGTAGGTCAAATTCACTGTGGCCAACTGACCATTGTCGCTGTCATCTGTGGTTGCCACATTGGTACTGCTAGGAGGCAATATGGTGTATACCCCAGAAGACACAATGCGGAATGTTAACACGCCACCTGCTTCTGTGGTAGATAATATCTGTAGTCTAGCTGGTTCGCTGAATGTTCCTCCGACCACAGTTAATATATCGCCAATTTGATAATTTACGCCCACACTATTCACAACCACAGTGTCAACACTCATTAGGGCACTGCCGCTGAATCCTGAACCGCTGCCCGGAGCATCTTCAATCTTGGTCAAGGTACAGTCAGATACCCCGTTGTTATAGGTCAATGTTTTTTTGTAAGGACCTATCTCATTTCTGGCTTCTAGTACAATTTCTTCTGCTCTTTTTAGGGCAGCTTCCAAAGTGCGATAGGCATAGGCCAATGCTCGACCTTGTAGTGCCGCACTGACGCCCGGACGATCGTCAATGCCTGAAGTGGCCACATATAGATTGATGCTACTGCCAAAGGCAGAATTATCCACATATCGTTTGGTAGCAGCAATTAATCCATCATAGACATCGTCGTCATCTGGTTCAGGATCTCTGGACAGAATTAACGGCCCGCTCATTGCACCGAAAGAACCATTTACCAGTCCAGTTCTTGGATCGATGGCATTAGTGCCTGCTCTAGAAACTTTGCCATCGGCATAACGTTTGTTAATGGCTTCGTGGTCAAATACAGGGACCAGTGGAATATTGTCGGTGCCTAAGTCTCTGATTCTAAACTGAGTGCCACCAGATCGTGCGCTGAGATTGCCTCCTAACTGTGGACTGGTGTCGCCAACTACTTCTGAGAACTCTGAGCTGATGCGTATTTCATTTTGATTGGTTGTGAAATCAAGATTTATACCAGCACCTGAAGTGAACTGTTTGTATACAATACCGGTTTCTGTATTGTTGATACTGAGAATGGCATTTTCCTGTCCAAGATAACTGCCCTGAACGTCATCTAGATTTTTAAAAGTTAGTTTCTCACCTAGACCCAATGAGCTATACAGCTCACGGAAGTTGTCGTTGACTTTTCTAAATGAGTCGCGAATACTGTCGCCTGTGCCGTCGTTGCCTACAACGCCGGTATCAATAATTTTTCTTGCCATGGTATATCCTAAGATGTATGGTTACTCTAGTATTTAGCCCAAAGTTTTATAAGCCGAATGTAAATACATGATGTTCTTAAAAAAAGAAACTCAACAGACTCAACATGTTAGACTCAGTAAATTGGGAGTTGCACACAACTATGTCAGAAGAAAAATCATTGCAGTTTTTCGTTGTGATAACTGCGATAGAGAATTTACACGTGAGTTACGCAAGATGGATCACAGAAGATTGAGTAACAACTACTTTCATGTGTGTGCATTATGTGATGCAAAAAAGTTTGCTCAACGCAAGGGAGTTGAACGCAAGCAGATCTGGGACATGCCCGCTAGTACCACTTTGCCAGTGGGCAAATACTAGACTCTAAAACTTTCTCCGCAGCCGCAGCGGTCGCGTTCGTTGGGGTTCACAAAATCGAACCCTTCATTGAGTCCGTTGCGAACCCAATCCATGGTTAGTCCGTCCAAATAGGCTAGGCTTTTGGCATCCACTAATACAACAAATCCATTGTGTGCAAAATTGGTGACACCAACTTCAGCGGTGTAGTTATCCACATATTCCATAGTGTAGGCTAATCCACTACAACCTGTAGTTCTTACACCTATACGGATACCTACGCCTCGACCACGTTTTGCCAAATTCTGTTTAATTCGTTTACTGGCTGTGTCGGTTACGGTAATCATTCACGGCTGCTTTAATAGCGTCTTCTGCTAAGAT